ATGAGGGAACGTAGTGGTGACGGTATGCGGCTTTTCGTCTGCGGCATCATTGCAGCAGCGGCGGCTATGCTGTGCTTCGGCAGCTGTTTATCCTTTGCGCGGGAGGCAGAAAACATACAGACCGGCACCGATGCAGAGGAGGAGATGAGCGTGTTTTCAGCAGAGTCCTGCGTGGAGGATGTGGCAAGGGCACTCCTGTTTGCACCGTACGGTCGGCTGCTCTTTCCCGTACAGAGCGGGTACATGGATGGCGATACGCTCGGCAGTCTGCGCCTGGCATGGTATTCTCACATCTCGCCTGCGCGAACCGTGGCAGTTGTGAATCGGCTTGCGGCAGACGCAGCGGCGGGGCATCGGATTTTCTATCCGATCTACACAGAGGAGGAGATGCGGCGCGACCCCGCGAAGCGTGATACAGGGCTGTTTTTCTTTCGTGGGCGAACGGGAGCGCCTGTCGCCGTCGTGAGTGCGGGCGGCGGATTTGCCTATGTGGGGGCGATGCAGGACAGTTTTCCACATGCGCTCGTCCTCTCTGAGCGCGGAGTGAACGCCTTTGCACTGATCTATCGACCGCGTGCGCAGACGGCGTGCGAAGATCTTTCACGCGCGGTTGCCTTTCTCCACGAACATGCGGCAGAACTGGGCGTTGACATGCGTGGTTACTCCCTCTGGGGCGGCTCGGCGGGAGCGCGTATGGCAGCGTGGGTCGGTTCGCATGGAACGGAGGCGTTTGGACAGCGTTCATATCCGCGTCCTGCCGCCGTCATTATGCAGTATACGGACTTGTCGGAGGTCTATGGTACAGAGCCGCCGACATACAGCTGTGTCGGGACGGCCGATGGCATTGCCTCATGGCAGACGATGCAGCGGCGTACACAGGCGATCCGCAGAAACGGACAGGCGGCAGAGATCGAAGTGTTTAAAGGTCTGCCGCATGGCTTCGGGCTTGGTGAGGGCACTGCTGCCGAAGGATGGCTGAACCGTGCCGCAGATTTTTGGATAGCACAAAGATAAAATGAGGAGGCAACGGTATGAATATACTGTTTATCAACGGCAGTCCGAACAGAGACGGAAATACGGCAGCTCTTGCAGCGAGGTTTCTGCAAGGGCACACCTATGAGACGCTGAATCTTACGGACTATCGGATCAATGTTTATGGACAGGAGCTGCCAGGCGATCAATTCTCTGAGGTGCTTGAAAAAGTGCGGGCGGCGGATTTTATCGTCATCGGTTCGCCGCTTTATTGGCACAATATCTGTGGCGCTGTGCGCAATCTGCTGGATCGATTCTACGGTCCTGTCGAGGCGGGGAGTCTTCACGGGCAGATTGCCTTCCTTTTCCAAGGTGCAGCACCTGAGAAGTGGATGCTGGAGGCGGGCGAATACACAATGCGCCGTTTTGCTGATCTCTACGGATTGACGTATCTCGGCATGGTGACATCGGTACGCGAGGCAGATGTGCTTGCGGCGAAGATCGGCTAAGAATATTTTAGAATCAAAAACCTCGGACTGAGAATAGGCAGTCCGAGGTTTTTACATAAGAACTCCGTTGCGGTGCTCCATTTCATGTTGACTGATTTATGTCGTAAAGCTGAAGAGAAATGTCAACTTTATTTGCATAACAGCAGTTTTTTGATGAATGTGAGTAGGAATATTATTTATAGGAGTATCCTGGATGATAATATAGAAAATGTTGTAGAGTTAATCATGTGACAAAGTCTGTTGACGAAAATATAAAATCAATAAAAACAGTTGACGAGTACATAAATATCTGATAAAATGAGATCACAATTGAAAGAGGTGACAAAAATGCCAACAGATTTCGATAGAACTTTGTTTTTTGACAATATCTCCTATTTGATAAAGAAGCATGATCTAAAAATAGGTGAGATTGAGAACAGTGCAGGAGTTAGTGCCGGATATATTTCTCGTGCCAGCAAGGACGAAAAGTCAAAGCCGGGGGTCGAGTTTGTAATGAAGATCGCAGAGTTGCTGCAGATCAATGTCGACACTTTACTGCGGGCAGATTTGACAAACGCTACGCCGACCGAGAAGTATCTTATGTCGTTTTTGGGCAAGCTAAATAGTGACACTGTATCAGATAGTCTTAACTGGGTACGGGAATCGAAAGAGGAATTAAATCGACTGCAGGAAGATCAATATGGTGATACTGGGCATCCATTATTCAAATTACGTACGTACGATGCATCAAATGATTACGATGAATCAGTCGGAGAAGTTACTCAGGTTGTCTTCGCGTCTCATAACTTTGATTGCAATACGGGGATACATAAGGATTGTTATTCCTTACGAATGAAGAACGGTACACTTTTACATCTAATGAATATCTGTAAAACATACTCATCTTTTTCAGATCCTGATACCTTTGCCATAGAAATCTGGATGACCTCGCCGGGACAGGAACCTCAGTTCCTTTGCGATAATAAGGGAGAAGCTACGATTTCTCGCCTTATTGATGGCTTATATACAACCGTCAGTGAGAACATGAGACATCCAAAAATTGACAAGAACATACGATACGTCATTGATGCATTCATGCAGAATGACTTGGAAGATGATCCCCCAGTGTTCGACGAAGATGATATCCCCTTTTGAGGAGGTTCGTAGTGTATGAAGATACAAATTCGTAGCCTATGCAGCGACTGTGCCAATCCTCCACGCTTCTGCGATGCAATCCTTGAAGAGGATGAGCAAATTTATCTGGTTCGCAAGGATCAGAAAACAAATCGGTATGTCAAAATCCTTTGGGAGGATGTCGTTTACCAAGTGAATAAATTGAAACCACGAAACATGAAGCTACCGCAACATGCCCCGTAAATAACGTGGAGCTAACCGCCGGAGTTATCTGATTCAGCCATAAGGCTAAATGGATAACTCCGGCGGTTTTTTATTTGTCAAAAACTCGCGGCCTTCAATTGTAATTAAGGTAGGAGAGGGGAAGTCTTTTTGAGGAGGAGAGAATAATGAGGTCGTAAATTCTTATATCAAGTGATTCAGTTTAAAACCTCAAAGCCTTGAGATGGCCATTAAAGGCGGCGGGAACATACGAAGACCACATTGCAAAAAAATGCAATGAATACGGCACTTCGATGTCCCACCGTTTACCGCTATGTCCATTTTTAGGTAATTGCGGCCGGTGTACGTCAAGTGCATCGGCCTTCGTTGTATCCCGCTGACCTTGTCTTGTCAGAAAGGATACGACGATGAAAGAATTTATTTTAATGGAAGTCACTGCTGAGACAATTCGTGATTATGGTATTTTCCGCAATGAAGTTGAGTGGTGTCGGATCGGTAATCGTAGGGTACAGGCCGTGAAAGTCTTAGCTACATACGAGGTCTTCACGTTCTATAAACGTTCAGTATTACGTGAACAACAGCAAGAATGTCGAGCAAAGTATTCGTGTATATACAAGAATCGCAAGAATATGTGCGACCACAACTGCGAGAGTTGTACACATCCTGTGTACCGAGAATCGTGGGTTGGTGTTGTGAAAGAAGAAATATTCATTTCAGAGTCGCTGGAGACTACTTGCATAAAGAGGCTGCTGATTGAAGCACTCATCACTGAAGTCAATAAGCTTGCTCCGATGGATCAGCTCCTCCTTAAATTAATTGGCGAAGCTGTGTCGGAACGTGAGATTGCAAGAATTATGGGTGGGAGATCAAAGACGGCTATCCACAAGAGGAAAGAAAAACTCTTCGTGATGCTCCGAAAAAAACTTGAAAATACGGTGACCATTAAGCCCCGTTCTGTCTGCACCCTAGTGAAAGGGGGAAAGCAGAATGTGAGGTAAAACTCACAGTTGATTTTCCGGCGATTAGACAGATTGCCGTCAATTCCGAGAAACGGAATCAGTTGAAAGGTGGTACTGAAAGCAAACATCTGAGATTTTCAAAAAATATTTTGAAATAAGGTGACCAAATGATCACATTCTGTCTGCACCCTAGTGAAAGGGGGGAAGCAGAATGTGAGTTAAAATTCACAGCTAATCTTCTGGCAATCAGACAGATTGCCAAACTGCCGAAAGAAATTCTGTTTATGAAAGGGACTAATGAATATGATTCATGTGAACGAAATCTCCAAAATGCTGCGTGAGGCAGCAGATGCACTTGAAGCTGCAATCCCGCAGCTTGAAAAACCAAACGAAGGTGTGCGGCTCGAAGATGTCCGTATTGTTCTCGTCCGTAAGAGTACGGAGGGAAAACGCGAGGCGGTCAAGGATCTTATCACAAAGTATGGAGCGGAGCGTCTGAGCGACATCTCGCCCGATGCCTTCGTTGCTCTTCTCCGGGAAGCGGAGGCACTCTGATGGGGGCGCACGCACTGCTCTCACCGTCGGCGGCGCATCGGTGGATACGCTGTCCACCGTCTGCTTGCCTTGAGCGCGAGTTTCCATCTTCGTGGAGCGAAGCCGCCGCTGAAGGGACAGCGGCGCATGCGCTCTGTGAGCACAAGCTGCGTAAGTTTCTAAAACTGCGCAGCAAACGACCGCACTCGGATTTCGAGGACGATGAGATGGACCGCTGTTCCGATGCGTATGTTTCATTCGTGCAGGAGCAGATGGGAGACATCCCGTCCCCGATGGTGCTGGTTGAGCAGCGGCTCGATCTCACACGCTATGTCCCGGAAGCATTCGGGACGGCGGACTGCATCATTGTCGGCGGGGATATGCTCCATGTCATTGACTTCAAGTATGGCATGGGCATGCTTGTGGAGGCGGAGCACAATCCGCAGATGATGCTCTACGCGCTCGGTGCATTGGAACTTCTCGACGGAATCTATGATATCCAGACGATCTCCATGAGCATCTTCCAACCACGCAGGGAGAATGTATGCACATGGTCACTCCCCAAAGAAGAGCTTCTGCGTTGGGCGAGGGACGATCTTGTGGAGAAAGCGCGTCTCGCCTATATGGGTGAGGGAGAATACCGCGCCGGCGAATGGTGTACATTCTGCCGTGCAGCTGTTCGGTGCAGGGCGCGTGCGGAGGAGAAACTACGGCTTGCCAAAGAGGAGTTCAAGTATCCACCGCTTATTACGGACGAGGAGATTGAGGACGTTCTCGGAGAAATCCCGGAACTCATCAAGTGGGCAAATGCCATCCTCGCCTATGCGACGGATGCGGCGGTCAACCACGGCAAGGTGTGGATGGGCTTCAAGATTGTGGAGGGGCGTTCCGTCCGCAGGTATAAGGATGAGGATGTCGTTGCAAGGGAGGCAGAATCGGCAGGGTATACGGACATCTTCGATAAGAAACTCATTTCACTGACCCAGATGGAAAGGTTGATGGGAAAGAAAGCATTTACAGATATTCTTGACGGTCTTATCGAAAAGCCGCCCGGAAAGCCGACCCTCGTCCCGATATCGGACAAGCGTCCGGCGATTCATACAGGCAGTGCTCAGTCAGAATTCACAGCGATTACGGAGGTACATTAACATGACAATGAAAAACAACAACACGAAGGTTATCACGGGCAAGGTTCGTCTCTCCTATGCACATGTGTGGGAGCCGGTATCCATCAATGGCGGCGAGGAGAAATACTCCGTCAGCCTTATCATTCCGAAATCGGACACCAAGACGATCAAGGACATTCAAGCGGCGGTGGATGCTGCCATCGACGCAGGACTCGGCAAGTTCGGTGGAAAGAAGCCGAACAAGGCCTCGATCAAGCTGCCGCTGCGCGACGGCGATGTTGAGCGTCCCGATGACGAAAACTACAAGGATGCATACTTCATCAATGCAAATGCGCGGACGGCTCCGCAGATCGTGAACCGGAAGGTGCAGCCAATTTTGGATCGTGATGAGGTATACTCCGGGTGCTATGCACGTGTGAGCATTACGCTCTATGCATTCAACTCCAACGGGAACAAGGGCATCGCCTGCGGACTCGGGAACATCCAGAAACTCGAGGATGGCGACCCCCTCGGCGGGCGTTCATCGGCAGCATCGGATTTTGAGAGCCTTGACGGCGATGACGAGGATTTCCTCAGCTGACCAATCGGATTTTGCAGGAATGGGCGGCGGCGTAAGCCGCTGCCTGTTTTTATGGGAGAAGATAGATGAAATCCATCAGTATCGATATTGAGACATTTTCAAGCGTACCGCTTGCCAAGGCGGGCGTATATAAGTATGCGGAATCGGAGGATTTTGAAATCCTGTTGTTCGGATATTCTGTGGATAGAGGAGAAGTGCAGATTGTGGATCTTGCGAATGGGGAAGAGATCCCGAAAGAGATTCTTGCGGCACTGACGGATGAGTTTGTAAGGAAATGGACATTCAATGCCATGTTTGAGCGTGTGTGCCTTTCACGACATCTAGGCATTCACCTGAAACCAAACGCATGGCGTTGCTCGATGATCTGGGCGGCGACACTTGGATTGCCGTTATCTCTAAAAGACGTAGGGGCTGTGCTGCGGCTTGATCGGCAGAAGTTGGAGGAGGGGAAAGACCTCATACGGTATTTCTGTGTCCCGTGCAAGGCGACCAAGAGCAACGGCGGCAGGACACGCAATCTTCCTATGGACGCCTCGGAAAAGTGGGAACTGTTTAAGGCATACAACAAACGAGACGTGGAAACGGAGATGGAAATTCAAGCACGGCTACAGAAATTTCCCGTATCGGAGAGTGAGTGGGAGAACTACGTCATCGACCAAGAAATCAATGACCGTGGGATTTTGGTAGACACCACATTTGTCACACAGGCGATCTGCTGCGATGAGCGGAGCAAGGCGGTCTGCCTTGAACGGGCGCAGAATCTCACGGATCTTGAGAACCCGAACTCTCCGCTTCAGCTTATGGACTGGCTGCACGGGAAAGGACTCTCGGTGGAATCTCTTGCAAAGAGTGAAGTGACCAAAATGCTTAAAACAGCAACGGGAAATGTGCGGGAGGTATTGGAACTGCGGCAGCAACTATCCAAGACAAGCGTCAAGAAGTATATGGCAATGGAAGCGGTCACGGGAGCGGATCACCGTGCGCGTGGATTGTTCCAGTTTTACGGTGCAAACAGAACGGGGCGCTTCGCGGGGCGACTCATTCAATTACAGAATCTGCCCCAAAACCATCTCACGCAGCTGAAGGAGGTTCGCACACTTGTCAAAGACGGTGATTTCGACCTTCTGGATATGCTCTATGACAGTACCTCGGATGTGCTCTCTCAGCTTATTCGTACCTCATTTGTTCCACGGTCCGGTTGCCGCTTCATTGTCGCCGACTACGCTGCCATCGAAGCAAGAGTCCTCGCATGGCTTGCGGGGGAGCAGTGGGTGCTCGACGTGTTTCGAGAGAATGGGGACATTTACTGCGAAACGGCATCTCGGATGTTTCACTGCAAGGTTGAAAAGCATGGCGAGAATGGAGATCTGCGCCAGAAAGGGAAACAGGCGGTTTTGAGTTGTGGATACGGCGGCTCCGTTGGCGCTCTTATTGCGATGGGTGCAGTCGAGTCCGGCATGAAGGAGGAGGAGCTTCAGCCTCTTGTGGATTTGTGGCGTGCATCGAATCCACATATCGTGCAATTCTGGTGGGATGTGGATCGTGCCGTCAAGACCTGTGTGAAACGACGCGTTGAAGTAGAAACACATGGCATTCGTTGTGCATATAAGAGCGGCGTTTTGTTTATACGATTGCCGAGTGGAAGAGAGCTTTCGTATGCAAAGCCGCGCATCGGAGCAAACAGATTCGGTGGAGAATCCGTCACCTATGAAGGTCTCGGTATGACGAAGAAGTGGGAGCGGATTGAAACTTTCGGTGGGAAACTCGTTGAGAACATCACACAGGCGACGGCGCGAGATCTGCTTGTTTTTGCAATGAAACAGCTTCGAAACAGGGGATTTGACATTGTGATGCACATTCATGATGAAATCGTGCTCGAAGTGCCGCATGGAGTCTCCTCGGTTGAAGAGATATGCTCCATCATGGCAGAGAATCCACCGTGGGCGAAGGGGCTGCCGCTCAAAGCGGACGGGTATGAGTGTGAGTACTATCGGAAAGACTGAAAAAGCGGTATCTGCCTGACTGACAGATGCCGCTTGCTTTTCGGTTCAACGAAGTGAATCCATAATCTTGATAATGGTTTCGCAGGCCGAGGAAAATTCGACTTCTCTCGCATATTCATAATCGCGCTGATATGTTTTCCAGTGTTGCTGCATTGCACTGCTCTTTACAATCTGCCCCATGATACTGTGATACTGCGGGATTAGGTCACCGGAATTGCGCTTTTGCGCAGTTTCGGACAGTGCTTTATGTAAAGTGTCACGATCAATCTCATGTCCTTTCAGCTTGCTGAGGATGAAAATGTCATAGTAATCTCTTGGACGTGTGTTTTGGTCGCCGCGAGAGATTACCGTCTCCAATTTTTCGGCGAGAATCGTCTCAAGATTGTACGCAAAAATCTCCAACGTATCGTCGCTGAACATCATCGGATAGTTGTATTCGATTGCTTCAGGGGTGATCTTATCGCCGGTTGTAATGTCCAGTTTCAGTGGAACTCTCATAGGGGGGAAGTTTGCGGTCAGTGAGATGCGGTATCCACCGTAGGCATCGTTTTTTCGGATTTTTCCTACACCTTGGAAGCTGAAGCTTATATTATCGTCGATGGGGATGGAGATGATTTCCTCGAACATTGTTTTTATGCTGTTCTCGTTCATGGGATGATTTCGGATGGTGGCGTCCATATCCATTGTGGCACGCGAATGAAGACCAACCATTGAGGCGATCAACAGTCCGCCTTTGAGGATGAAGTTCCCTTGATATTTTGAACGAGAGATGCGCTCCAACAGGCGTTCCAACATATAGTTTTGCATCACAAGCTGGGCAGGAATGTGCTTTTCCTTTGCCATTTTGCTGATGGCCGCTTTTAACTGCATGGCATTCTTCAAAGCAGGACCTCCAAATACGTCCGTATTTTTTTCTCTACGCCGAGACGCTGCGCATACTCGGAGAGCAGAGGAATTTTTTTTTGCGGACTGTCCATGTAGCGTTTGAACGCCTCTGCGGTGATCTGAATATCAGCAGCGTGGTGTGGGCGCAGAATGTCGCAGAGTGTCCGTTCTATCGAGTAGCAGTGCACCGAATTGCCGGCAGGAGATTTTATCTCTGTTATGCCGAGTGCATACCGTTCCGCCTTCACCTGTGCGCAGTGAACGCCTTCCTTTTTCGGATTCGCCAGATTGTAGTTCGTTGGGAAGGTCATATGGTAGGCGATCGGCGTTCGATCCGTCAGATCCCAGAGGAAGAGAGCTGTTTCGTGTGAAAAGATGCCACGTTTGAATCGTGTTTGCAAATTGAGAAACTCATCCTCCCATATCTCGGGCAGTGTGTATACCCCACGGGCGGGACGGAGCAACTGTCCCCGTTTGACGAGATGCGCCAACATGCTGCGGGATATGCCGGAAGACACAGCTTTTGCTGTTGTCAGCATACCATTATTTTGATGGATGAGGTTCATAATAGTCGTTTGCTGCGTCATGTGAACCACCTCCTATAAACTTTCTTGCTTGTATTATATATATAAACAAGCAAGAAAGTCAATAAAGTATCAATGAAGCTGAAACCCTCGGACTGCCATAAACGCAGCCCGAGGGTTTCATATCAAGACGCCATTGCAGTGGTCAATCTCATGTTGAATAATCTGTGCCGTAAATCCTGAGAACTTGTTTTTCTGTTTGCGGAACTTTATATCACGGTATACGACTTCAACCCATTCATGCCGCAGCGTTTTTCTCTGTCCAGGGAGGGACAGGCATCCTTCCTCTGCTTCATATTGCTCCGAGGAGGATTTTACAATCTCCGGATTCAGCATAACAAGATGAGATTTTCCAACGCATACAGCGATGATGCGTTTCTTCTCTCCGATCATGTTGGCAGCAAGTCCGACGCAATGTCCGACGTGGGCTTTGAGTGTGTCGAGCAGATCGTTTGCAATAGAAAGATCGGATTTCACAGCTTCCTCCGATGGCTGCCCGAGAAACATGGCATCTTTGACGATAGGTCGTACCATCTGTCTCCTCCTTTATTCGTTTTAATATTCGCGTACATAAACAAGTTTTCCTGCAAACATCTATGAAGGAATCCGAAGCATATGTATTTATCAAAATAAATTTGATTGAAAAAACTTTTAAGAAATGGTGACCACTTCCCCTTTTTCTGTCTGCACTCTTATGAAAAGGGGATGTGATTTCCCCGTGATTAAAAAGGAGAAATTTATGCAGCATTTCAACGAATCACACTATCTGGATCCGACGGCGGGGGCGGCAATGAGGACTCTCGAGAGGGAGATGAATGCCGCTTTCCCAATCATCTACATCTGTTCGGCATATCGCAACAATCCGCGCGTCAATGTCATGCGGGCACGGGAGTATTGCCGCTTTGCCGTAAGGCGTGGGGGCATTCCACTTGCTCCGCATCTTCTGTTTCCGCAGTTTATGTCCGAAACGCAGGATCGCGAACTTGTCATCCGCATGAACTTTGCCCTCCTGCGTCAGTGCAAGGAACTCTGGGCGTTCGGTACGGAAATTACCGAGGGAATGCAGATGGAGATTGCAAAGGCAAGATCACTCTGCATTCCGGTGCGCTACTACAACACCAAGTGCGAGGAGGTCGTATGGGGATGACCATCGACGAACTCAAAGCTCAGAAAATCTGGATCTGCTGGAACTATGCCATGCAGAATGGCAATCGCACAAAGAAGCCCTGTGCCGCAGACGGCGGTATCACGGGATCGAATCATGCATTTCGGGCAAGTTGGGTGACGTTCGAGGAAGCTCAATGTGCGGCAGAGGCATCGTCCTACGGTGGTGTCGGCTTCATTATCCCCAAGGGAATGTACTTCTTGGACATTGACCACAGGGACGAAGCGGATGCGATGGTGCAGCTGCAGATCCGCAGACATGACACCTATGCCGAGAAGTCCGTCAGCGGAAACGGCATCCACATCTATGGCTGCTGTGATTATGACCGCATCCCGAAAACAAAGGACAAGGACGGCAAGGAAAAACTCGATCCGAAATTCTACGTCAAAAATCCGCACAACAAAATGGAACTCTACGTCGGAGGGCTGACCAACCGTTTTGCGGTATTCACGGGTGATGTATTCCACGATGCACCTCTTAACGATGGGACGGAAGCCGTACTTACCACACTCAGGAAGGATATGCTGCGCAAGCAGCCTGTGAACTACCGTCCAAATGAGGACGGCGACCGTGCCATCTTCGACATTGTTTGTTCTTTGCGAAAAGCGAAGAATGGTGGGAAGTTTGCGCGGCTCTTTGACCGTGGCGACATCTCGGAGTACGGCAGTGCCTCGGAAGCGGATGCCGCCCTCTGTGCTCTGATTGCTTTCCGGACGGGTGATGATGCAGCTCTGATTGATGCCGTCTTTCGCCAATCCGCGCTTTACCGCCGTAAGTGGGAGCGCGAGGACTACAAGGCAGCAACGATCCGCGTCGGCGTGGAAGCCTGTCACGGCGTGTTTCATGCATCGGTGATGGATCACCCGGATTTTATTCACTTCAACACCAAAGGACAGCCGGTCATCAGCTGTCCGGCTCTTGCGGATTACATTCGGCAGCACCTCCATTACATTTTCGTTCGGGACAGTGCACGGCACGGCGTGCTGCGCTATGTCTACGAGGGCGGCGTGTACCGCCTATACGCCGACGATATGCTCAAAGGACTCATCAAGAACTGCATCGCATCCTACGATCCTGAGATGATCGAGATGCGTAAGGTAGACGAGACGTTCCGCATTCTCACAACGGATCTGGACTACATCAAGGATTCCGACCTCAATGCCGACGAGGACATCATCAATTTTCAGAACGGGGTTTTGCACCTTTCGACAATGGAGCTGACCGAGCACAGCGCAGACATTCTATCTACTATACAAATCCCATGCGAATGGCCTCGTGAGGAGATTGCGACACCTGTGTTCGATGCATTCATGCAGACACTCACGGATGGGGAGACCGAGATTGAGCATCTCTTGCTTGAATTTATTGGTGCCTGTCTGTCCAACGTCAAAGGCTGGCGTATGAAGAAGGCGCTCTTTATGTACGGCGCAGGGGATACGGGAAAATCCCGCCTCAAATGTCTGGTGGAGCAGCTGCTTGGCAGGGGGAACTATGTCGGCATTGATCTTCGTGAGATTGAGGCACGGTTCGGCACGGGGTTGATCTACGGAATGCGCCTTGCGGGCAGCTCGGATATGAGCTTCATCACCGTGGATGAACTCAAGACCTTCAAGAAATGCACGGGCGGAGACAGCATCTTCGCGGAATTCAAGGGACAGAACGGATTCGAGTTCACTTTCAACGGACTGTTCTGGTTCTGCATGAATCAGCTGCCGCGCTTCGGCGGCGATGACGGGCAGTGGGTGCATGACCGTATCATGCAGGTACATTGCAAAAATGCCATTCCCATCGACAAGCAGGACAGATTTCTCGGAGAAAAACTCTATGCCGAGCGCGACGGGATCGTCCGCAAAGCCGTCCATGCGCTACGTTCGGTCATCCAAAACGGCTACCGCTTTACGGAACCGCAGTCGGTTCTGTCGGCAAGAGAGGAATACATGGTCGAGAACAACTCCGTACTTGCCTTCCATGCAGAGTGCATGATGAAACGTCCCGAGGGTGCAAAATGCAGCGAGGTCACAACGGGCAAGGTCTATCGCATCTATCAGGCATGGTGCAGGGACAACAACAACGGCTTTGCCAAGACTGCACGGGAGTTCAGAACCACACTGGCTCGGTATTACAAGACAGATTTCAGCTCAATGACCATACGTCGAAGTTACGGAAATGTCTATCGGGATCTCCTGCTGACCCCGGAAGCACTTCAGGAATATACAGGCTTTTGGAGTTCACCCGAAGATGATTTTTTTAAAGACTAAGATGCAGGTTGTGGCAGTGCGGTGAGTAAAAACCCACAAGGGTATCACCGTACTCCGCCCTTGTGGTTTTTGGGGATACAGACCTTTGGTGACAGAAGTGATACTTCTTATACCCTTTATATAGAGGGACAGAGAAAAGAGTGAAGAGTATAGGATATATAAATATATATTATATATATAGTATAGGCGGTGACACACACCACTATCACATGAAATCGGGAAAGCGAGGAATCTCAATGCGTGAATCGGATTTGGAGAAATTCACTAGGTTATACATAAAATTACACGGCGGACTTGCACTGAAGTTCATATCTCCGGGACATGCGGGTGTACCGGATCGGCTTGTGCTCATGCCGGGCGGCAAGATGTGCTTTATGGAACTTAAGGCTCCGGGCAGGAAAACGCGTCCATTGCAGGTGAGACGTATCGAGCAGCTGCGTGCGCTCGGATTCAAGGTCTATGTGGTCGATGGGAAAGAAGAAATCGGAGGAATTATCAATGCGCTATGAACCGCATTTTTATCAGACATACGCCAAGGATTTTATCCTGCATCACAAGGAAGCCGCGATTTTCTTGGATTGTGGGCTTGGGAAGACAGTCGTCACGCTTACGGCAATCGAAGAACTCCTGCATGACTTCTTTGAGATCGGTAAAGTGCTCGTTATCGCTCCGCTGCGCGTAGCACGTGACACATGGCCGTCGGAGATCGCAAAATGGGAGCATACGAGAAACATCTGCGTCTCTGTGGTTATGGGAACACCGAGGGAACGGACGGCGGCACTCATGCAGCATGCGGATGTGTATATTATCAACCGAGAAAATGTAAAGTGGTTGATCGAAGAGAGCGGCGCGGTGTTGGATTTTGATATGATCGTCATTGATGAACTCTCATCGTTCAAATCTCATCAGGCGAAAAGGTTCCGTGCACTCTTGAAGCTGCGTCCCTCGGTTAAGCGGATTGTGGGGCTGACGGGAACACCGTCGGCAAACGGACTCATGGATCTCTGGGCTGAGTTTCGTCTTCTGGATATGGGCAAGCGGCTCGGCAGATTCATCTCCCATTACCGCAATGACTTCTTCCTTCCCGACAAACGGAATCAACAGATGGTGTTCAGCTACAAGCCGCGCGAGGGTGCAGAGGATGAAATCTACCGCCGGATTGAGGACATTACGATTTCCATGCGTTCCAAGGATTATCTCAAAATGCCGCAGCTCATTTCAAATAGCATGCGTGTCTCTATGGATGAGCATGAGCGGGAACTCTATGACCGAATGAAGCGGGACATGGTGGTTTCCCTTGGTACTGCGGAGATTGATGCCGTCAGTGCGGCGGCACTTTCCGGGAAACTCCTCCAGATGGCGAACGGAGCGGTCTATACGGAGGACGGAAAATCCGTCCACCTGCACGACCGTAAAATGGATGCGCTAGAGGATCTTGTCGAGAGTGCGAACGGGAAGCCCGTACTCGTCGCGTATTGGTATCGCCATGACCTTGAGCGAATCAAGGATAGACTGTCCGTTCGAGAGATTCGGTTGAGTGCAGATATTGCGGAATGGAATACGGGCAAAATCCCAATCGCAGTGATTCATCCCGCAAGTGCGGGACATGGACTCAACCTTCAGTTCGGCGGTTCGACGCTCATCTGGTTTGGTCTGACGTGGAGTTTGGAACTCTACCAACAGACCAATGCGCGTCTCTATCGGCAGGGACAGACGGGGACTGTGGTTATCCACCATATCATCACGGCAGGGACGATTGATGAGAATGTTATGCAGGCACTTGAACGCAAGGACAAGACTCAGACGGCTCTGATTGATGCCGTCAAAGCGAATCTGGAGGTGGCATCCCATGATGAACTGTGAGGTTCTTGCCAATGCAATCATCGAACAGGCGGCAAAGGATTATCGCTGGGCGCGGACGGTTCTTCGCAAAGCGGCAGAGAATGTCGAGGCGATAACGATGCGCAGCGACACGGAGCGGTTCTTCCGTTCGGCATGGTTTGGTCAGTTGACGAGTATAAACAGAGAGTGGCTTCTCCAACAGTTAGAGGGGGAATTTGTGTGACAGGAAAGGAATATCTCAGTCAGGCATGGAACATTGACAATGAAATCCAGAGTATGTTGGAGGAGGTCTCAGTTCTTCGCAGTATGGCAGAAAAGACTACTGCCGTCATTACGGGAATGCCGAGCAATGCAACGAGGAACACGTCGCAGCTTTCCGATACCATTGCAAAAATCATCGAACGTGAAGAAAAGATTGACGCTGAAATTGATCGGCTCGTCGATCTGCGCTCCGAAATCTACGAAACGATACAGCAGGTGGAGGACAAAGAAGCACGGCGTGTCCTGTATCTCCGTTATATGGGTTACCGTTCGTGGGCGGAGATTGCGACGGAGATGAAACTTGGTCTTCGTCAAATCTACCGTCTGCATGGCGTTGGACTGAAAAATATTTCTCCGATGTCACTAAATGTCACTAAATGGCAGTCGATGTCGTCTTGATGTCACTACCTTGACAGTGATATGATAGACTCAGCAAGAATAGGATATGGAATCAGCCTTCTCGGAGAAGCAATTCTCTGTGAGGGCTTTTTTGATGGAGAAACGCAATGCCGAGAAAGCCGAAACGTCCCTGCCGAATGACGGGCTGTCCGAACCTTACGGATCGAAAGAGCTGTTACTGTGAGGCGCACGAAAAAGTTATGCAGCGACACTATGACCACTTCACACGCGGCTACGATCAGCACGCGAGATATGGCAGCGCGTGGCGCAGGATTCGTGACCGATATTTGGCAGGGCATCCGCTCTGTGAGCAGTGCAAGGAGCAAGGCAGATATGTCCTTGCGACGCTTGTGCATCACATTCAATCGATTTCGGAGGGCGGCACACATGACGAGAGCAATTTGATGTCGCTCTGCGTATCGTGTCATGAGCGGATTCACCGGCGGAGAACACCAAAATAAAAAGCCGACTCCAATGAATCGGCTAGAAGAGATCGATATGCGAGCCCGTGCGGGAAGCGGTCAGAATCAGTTTCCCTTTGTCGATGGCGTACACAAGTAACCAGTCCGGCATGATGTGGCATTCACGAAAACCAATGTAATCGCCAACCAGAGCATGATCCCGATACCTTTCGGAGAGTTGTTTTTCCGCGCAGAGCATTTGCAGGACATCATCCAGCTTTTGCATATCTGCTCCACGTTTACGCAGCTTCTTTAAATCCTTGCGGAACTGCGTGGTGGTGACGAGATCAAGCATGAGCATCCTCCGCATCCAGATCATCCATCAGTGCGGACAGCGACGGATAACGCTTCGGCTCGATTTTGCCATCCATGATGTCGCGCGCTTCCTGCATGGCAAGAAGCGTTTCCCTGTTATAACGGGGCTGTTTCGGTTGGAAGGGGAAGCCTCCCTCCATGATGGATGCGTGCAGAAAGATGTTAATGGCGTCGGTAATGGAGATACCGAAACTGGAAAAAACGGTTTCAGCTTGCGCTTTGATTGTCGGCTCAATGCGCATATTGATTGTTGCAGTCTTGGACATGATGCATAACCTCCTTTTGCTTATTGTAACGCGAAAGTGAAGCAAATGCAATACGTTCTTATCCCCCATAGGGGGCGGTCAAATCTCTAAAACCGCGCCATTACTGGACCGGGGAGGGGGCGCACGCACAAAAACGTCGGTTCAAACAGGGTATTAATGGAAAGGGGGCAAGAAGATGGCGCGTGATGGAACAAATCGCGGAGGACGGCGCATCCGCGCGGGAGATAAACCCGAACCACTCGCAGACAAGATTGCGGGCGGGCGCACGGCGCACATCATGGAGTTTCCCATGACAGAACTGGATGGAACAGACCTTGTGGATGTCGCCGATCTCTACGGCGAGGAAATGCCAACCCCGAGTGAGTTCCTGTCGGCACGGCAGCGCAACGGCAAGCCGCTCGGTGCAGATGAGATTTTCCGTGAGACATGGCTGTGGCTGAAAGAGCGCGGCTGTGAGCGGCTCGTGAATCCACGGCTCATTGAAAGCTACGCGCAGGCATTTGCCCGCTTCATCCAGTGCGAGGAGGCAATGAGTCAATACGGGCTCATCGGCAAGCATCCGACCACAGGAGGGGCGATTGCAAGCCCCTTTGTCCAGATGGGGCAGGCATTCCAGAAGCAGTCCAATCTGCTCTGGTATGAGATATTCGACATCGTAAAGCAGAACTGCACCACCACATTCGTCGGTTCTCCGCAGGAGGATCGGATGGAACGGCTTCTGCGTTCGAGGAAGTAAGGAGGAAAGTCATTTGAATAAAACAACATCGGAGATGAAGCTAGTTCCAATCAGCAAGCTCGTCCCGTATGCCAACAATGCACGGACGCACTCGCCCGAACAGATCAACAAGCTGCGCGGAAGTCTACGCGAGTTCGGATTCGTCAGTCCCGTCATCATCGACAAGGACTATGGCATTCTCGCAGGACACGGACGTGTTGCGGCAGCGCGGGCGGAGGGGATAGAGAGCGTTCCCTGTGTCTTTGTCGATCATCTGACCGAGGCTCAGAAGAAAGCGTACATCCTCGCAGACAACCGCTTCGCACTTGACGCGGGCTGGGATGAAGATATGCTGCGCGTTGAGATGGAAGCCCTGCAGGGGATGGACTACGACATCTCACTCACAGGCTTCGACGAAGCCGAGATTGCCGACCTGCTCTCACTGGATGACGGTGATGCGCAGGAAGATGACTTCGACGTGGATGCAGAACTCGCAAAGCCTTGTGTCGCTCGGTCGGGTGATGTGTGGCATCTCGGCAAGCACCGTGTTATCTGTGGCGATTCCACACTGCCGGAGACATATGAGCGGCTGCTCGGCAGTGAGAAAGTCAACCTTGTCTGCACGGACCCGCCGTACATGATCCAGCTTGAAAGCACGTCCGGGAAGATCAAGAACGATGATCTGAATGACAAGGACGCCTACGAGTTCCTCAAATCTGCCTTTATCGCCTTTCACTCGGCGATGGCGACGGACGCATCCATCTACGTTTTCTACGCAACAGCAAAAGCCCGCATCTTTCATGACGCTTATGAGGATGCGGGCTTTAAAGTTGGTGCGGGACTCGTTTGGAAGAAAGACCGCCTTGTCCTCACACGGACGGACTGGAAATACATCCACGAGCCAATCATCTGGGGATGGAGGAAGGACGGACGGCATAGGTGGTACGGCGATCAGAAGCAGACCACTGTCTTTGCATTCGATCGCATCAAGGACTCGAAGAAGGACGGATGCGGACATCCGTCCTCGAAGCCCGTTCCGCTCATCGCGTATCTCGTCAAGCAGTGTACACAGACGAATGGTATCGTTCTCGACGGATTCCTTGGTTCGGCATCGACACTGATTGCCTGTGAGCAGTTGAACCGTATCTGCTACGGCGTGGAACTTGAGCCGAAATTCGTGGATGTCGCTGTCGAGCGATACATTCAGAGCAAAGGCGGGAATGCCGAAGATGTGTTTTTGGAACGTGACGGTGAGCGCATTCCGTATGCGGATGTGTTAAAAGCGAAGGAGGAATCGTGATGCGTGTGTTTTTGAATCCGGGTCATGCACCGAACGGGAATCCAGATCCCGGTGCGTTTGGGTATGGGCTGCGAGAGTGTGATGTGGCAAAGAACGTCGCTGACCTTGTTGCGGGCTATCTGAGTGCCGCAGGTGTCGAGGTGGTCGGCAACTTGCAGTCCGATAGTCTGCATGAGGTCGTATCGGCCTCCAACCGTGTGGATGCCGATGTGTTTGTCTCCATTCACTGCAACGCCTGTAACGGCACGGCAAACGGAACGGAGGTCTGGCACTACTACGGAAGCGGAGAGGGAGAGAAACTGGCACAGTGCATCCAGAATCAGATTGTGGATGCACTCGGAACCGTGGATCGCGGCGTGAAGGGGGCAAAGCCCGGTGTCAACGGTCTGTACGTTCTGAGCAACACCGATGCGGTCGCTGTGCTCGTGGAACTTGCGTTTATCGACCATGCGGGTGACGCAGAGCTTCTGCGTTCGCAGCAGGATGAATTTGCCCGCGCCATTGCGCGTGGGGTAACGGACTATGAAGGAGAGTGTTGAAGATGAAACTGGAACACATTCAAAACGAACTGAAGAATCATGTGGGAGATTTCGTGCGGACGGAGGCGAAGGAAGCGACCGTCCTATGGCTGCATGAGAAGGGGCTTCCTGCGGCGCGTGAAGTGTCGGCGGCGTATACGGCGGCACTGAAAGAGAGTGCCGAGAAGGAGTCAGGATGGTGCAGATTCCGTGACCGCATCTTCCTGCCGCTTGTCATTGACGGGGCGATCTGGATGACGGGCAAGATGCTCGAGCGGATGACTGCTCCTCATTCTGTGAAATGATAATACTCTGTGGTTTATCTCACTGAGGCTATGGTGTATACAACACAATCCGCTTGCTAATTCTTCCCATACGAGTGATGAATGTAATGACCAAAGTTCATAAAGGAGGTTTTCAAAATGAAGGTCAATTACGACATCCAGAAGGAAGAGCGCAAGGCGATGGTCGGGATTGTGGGAAAAGTGCTCGAGATGAAGCCCACCTACTGCGGCGCACCGAGCTTTTCCTACAAGGTCGGCGCATTTGAGATCACAAAGGCGGGCATCCTTTGCTTCGACGATGCCGCAGACGAAGCGACTGTTACGCGTGTGCGCACGGCACTACGCGAGGCGGGTTTCACGTCCAAGGACGGCGAGAACGAGGCTTTCTGCGGGGACACAGGGGCGAATGAGCCGAGCCGACCGGAAGCGGCGGTGGAAGAGCCTAGCGAAGTTGATCCGGCAGAGGATAAGCTGACACCAACAGAAACGCCGGCAGAAGTTACTGCGATGGAGGAAGCTGTCGCAGCAACCGATGAGGACTGCCTTTCGATCAGCCTCCCGCGCACCCTTTTCACGGAGACGGCGCTGCAGAATCTGGACGCGCTCCTCCTGAGCAAGGGGCGCCTGATTCGGCACGCCTTCGACATCAGGGAAGCGACCTACACGCTGATCGATGACCGCATCACCTTTGCATGGCTGCACGGCACGGTCACCGACGAGACGGCAAAGGCATACGCCGAGTTCATCAGCAAACTCTGCCAGATGGCACGGATGCAAAAGCGCGTCACGGCAAAGGAGAAGATTGTGGACAACGAGAAATACGCATTCCGCTGCTTTCTCCTGCGCCTTGGCATGATCGGAAACGCCTACAAAGAGTCGCGCAAGATTCTCCTGCAGAACCTCACGGGCAGCAGCGCGTTTAAGAGCAGACATCGGAAGGAGGATGAGGATCATGCGGTTTCCGAGTAAGGAACAGATCACCGTGCTTCGAGAGCGGTATCCGCGCGGGACGAGAGTGGAACTCCTTGGAATGGACGATCCGCAAGCCCCTCCGATGGGAACACGGGGCGAGGTCATGGGCGTTGATGATGCGGGACAGCTTCTCGTCCGATGGGCGACAGGATCGTCACTCAGCCTGATCCCCAACGTGGATTCCTTCCGCATCGTGCAGAAAGGCGGCAGATTATGAACGAGAAGATTGTTTCCCAGATCATGCACATCCGCGACTCCGGGCGGGTGAATATGCTCGACGTTCCCGCCGTGCAGCGCATGGCATTCGAGATGGGATTCTACGAACTCGTCTGCTTCATCGAGAGAGATCGCGCCGCATATATTCGCTTCATTCTCACGGGTGAAAAATAGTCAACGATTTCAGGGATTCCGCACAGCCTTTCGGGGCTGTGTTTCTCTCGAAAAATAAGTGTAGTTTATCCGAAATATGACTTGCTATATTCTGCGTTTAGAGTGATATATACACATGACGAAGGGAACAACCTACACAAAGGAGGAAACGAAAATGAGAAACGCAGAAGCAAGATGGCCGAAGACCACCACGATGGAGCACCTCGATGAGATGCGGTTCGGGACGAGCGGCGCGATCCTTCGCTACGGCGAGCAGATCCTTGTGGTCGGAATGGAGTGCTGGGGATTCCACGCAGCCATCTACGAGATGGTCGAAACGCCGGAGGAGACGGGCTTCGCGGACATCGAATGCCGCCTGAACCTCGTCGAATCCGCCACGGAGCTTTTCGAGGACGGCGGGCACGCGATGGCTTGGTGCATGAAGCGCATCTAAGCCACGCCGAACAACAAAACAGCCCTTCGGGGCTGCTTCTCGTTTCAGATATTGTGAGTCGCTGACGGCGGCTCTTTTTTGATGGGGGTGATTGCTTGCGGAAACTGACGGACTACAAGCCGACAAAGTTCATGGCAGAGGACGCACACTATGACAAAGCCGCTGCGGACTACGCTGTGGGATTCATCGAGTGCCTATGCCATACGAAGGGGACGTGGGCAGGAAAGCCCTTTGAACTCATCGACTGGCAGGAGCGCATTATCCGAGATATTTTCGGAATTTTGAAGCCGAATGGGTATCGCCAGTTCAACACGGCGTATATCGAGATAGGGAAGAAGAACGGGAAGAGCGAGCTTGCGGCTGCTGTTGCACTTCTTCTTTGCTGCGGCGATGGGGAGGAGCGAGCCGAGGTGTATGGCTGTGCTGCTGATCGTCAGCAAGCAAGTATCGTATTCGAGGTCGCAGCAGACATGGTGCGTATGTGTCCTGCACTCAGCAAGCGGGTGAAGATCCTCGCCTCCCAGAAGCGGATGGTATATCTGCCGACGAACAGTTTCTATCAGGTGCTTTCGGCAGAAGCCTATTCAAAGCATGGTTTCAATATCCACGGCGTTGTGTTTGACGAGCTGCACACGCAGCCGAACCGCAAGCTCTTTGACGTTATGACGAAAGGCTCCGGCGATGCGCGAATGCAGCCGCTTTACTTCCTCATCACCACGGCGGGGACGGATACACAGTCCATCTGCTACGAGACGCACCAGAAAGCGAAAGACATTCTGGAAGGTCGAAAGATTGACCCGACCTTCTATCCCGTGATCTATGGAGCGAAGGAAGATGAGGATTGGACAGATCCCGAGGTCTGGAAACGGTCGAATCCGTCCCTCGGCATCACGGTCGGCATCGACAAGGTACAGGCGGCGTGTGACTCTGCACGGCAGAATCCCGCCGAGGAGAACAGCTTCCGTCAGCTGCGTTTGAATCAGTGGGTGAAGCAGTCTGTACGGTGGATGCCGATGGATAAGTGGGATGCGTGCGCCACACCTGTGGATGCCGAGTCCTTGGAGGGGCGCGTCTGCTACGGCGGTCTTGACCTTTCCTCCACGATGGATATTACGGCATTTGTTCTTGTATTCCCTCCGACGGAGGAAAATGAGCCGTTTGCCGTGCTTCCGTATTTCTGGATTCCCGAGGAGAACATTGACCTGCGTGTGCGGCGTGATCATGTGCCGTATGACGTGTGGGAGAGGCAAGGTTTCCTGCAAACGACAGAGGGAAATGTGGTTCACTACGGATTCATCGAGATGTTCATCGAGAAACTGGGTGAGAAGTACAATATCCGCGAGATTGCCTTCGACCGATGGGGCGCGGTGCAGATGGTGCAGAACCTTGAGGGCATGGGATTCACCGTTGTTCCATTCGGGCAGGGCTTCAAGGATATGAGCCCGCCGACCAAGGAACTGATGAAGCTGACCTTGGAAAAGACAATAGCGCACGGCGGGCATCCCGTCATGCGCTGGATGGCAGACAACATCTTCATTCGCACCGACCCTGCGGGGAACATCAAGGCAGATAAGGAGAAATCTATGGAGAAGATCGACGGTGTGATCGCACTTATCATGGCACTGGATCGTGCGATCCGTTGCGGGAATGATACGTCGGAATCGGTGTATGAGAGCCGTGGTGTGTGGGTGTTTTAGGGCGATCGTATACACTCTTTATCTTCACATATGGCCTTGCTATTTTGCCGATAGTACGGGAATATACACATACCGAAAGGGAAAACCGAAGAACCAAGAAACGGAGGAAAAGAAAATGACGAAGAAGGAAATTGCCGAGATCATCGAGAGCAAGGCTGCCGAGTACGGACTCAAGCTGCAGGAAAACACGATGGGCTGGGCAAACGAGAGCAACCACGACACCTGCATCCGCATCGAGATTCGCAAAGAAACGGATTACGAGAAGACGGATTGGGAAGCCCGCAAGGTTTTCCGAGACATCAAAGCCAACGCCGGCATTTGCCAGATGGGCGGAAATCCAACGCCGGAGGAACTTTTGAAAGCCGCCGACGAGATTGCGCGGGGGGCAAGATTCACAGCCGCAATCAACAGCATGGAGCTTTCCTGCATCGAAAACTTCTAAACCGAAATGAGGGAGCGCCGCTCGGAAGGGCGGCGCTTCTGCTATCATCTTTTGAAATGGAGGTTTCCATGAACCTATTCAGCAAACTCTTCCGTTCGCGGGACAAGCCCAAGAATCATCTTGGCGGCTTGTCCTTTTTGTTTGGGCAGACGGCGGCGGGCAAGGCGGTCAACGAACGGACGGCAATGCAGACAACGGCGGTCTATGCCTGTGTGCGTATTCTCGCCGAATCCATCGCGGGACTGCCGCTTCACGTCTACATCTACAAAGGACAGGGCAAGGAGCGCGTGCCGGAGCATCCGTTGTACTTCCTGCTCCATGATGCGCCGAATCCCGAGATGACCTCCTTTATATTTCGCGAAACAATGATGAGTCACCTTCTTCTGTGGGGGAATGCTTACGCACAAATTTTGCGGGATGGCAGGGGGCGTGTTCTCGGACTTTATCCTCTGCTCCCAGACAAGATGGAGGTCAGCCGTGACAGTCGGACAGGTGAACTCTACTACACCTACACCAGAAGCACGGAGGAGAATCCGAATTTTGCGGACAAGGGGCAGATTCGGCTACGGCGTGAGGATGTGCTGCATATTCCGGGACTTGGATTTGACGGCTTGGTCGGCTATTCTCCCATTGCTATGGCAAAGAATGCCATCGGGATTGCACTTGCGACCGAGGAATACGGTGCGGCATTCTTCAAGAACGGAGCGCGTCCGGGTGGCGTACTCGAACATCCGGGTGTCCTCAAAGACCCGTCGAAGCTCCGTGAGAGTTGGCACGCCGTTTACGGCGGCACGATGAACACGGGCAGGATCGCCGTCCTCGAGGAGGGCGTGAAGTATCAGCAGATTGCCATACCGCCCGAGGAGGCGCAGTTCCTTGAAACGAGGAAGTTCCAGATTGACGAGATTGCACGGCTCTACCGTGTACCGCCGCATATGGTCGGAGACTTGGAGAAATCCTCGTTTTCGAACATCGAGCAGCAGTCCTTGGAGTTCGTCAAATACACCTTGAATCCGTGGGTAATGCGATGGGAGCAGTCGCTTCAAAAAGCATTGCTGACGGAGAAGGAGCGGAAGGATTACTTCATTCGTTTCAATGTGGATGGGTTGCTGCGCGGGGATTACAAGAGCCGTATGGAAGGCTATGCCATCGGGCGGCAGAACGGATGGCTCTCGGCGAACGACATCCGCAGTCTTGAGGACATGAACCCCATCGAAGCGGACGAGGGTGGCGATCTCTATCTCATCAACGGGAATATGACGAAACTGAGGGACGCAGGGCTGTTTGCCGCTAGGCAGAAGGGAGTAAGTGATGAAACGTAAATTTTGGAACTGGGTACGGAACGAAGGAGAGAAGCGAATCTTGCTTCTTGATGGTGAAATCTCGGACGAAACGTGGTGGGGCGATGAAGTCACACCTCAGATGTTCCGCTCCGAGCTTCACGCTGCCGAGGGAGATGTTGACCTTTGGATCAACTCACCGGGCGGGGATTGTTATGCGGCAGCACAGATCTACAATATGCTCATGGAGTATAAGGGGAATGTCGCCGTCAAGATTGACGGGATTGCCGCCTCTGCTGCTTCCGTCGTTGCGATGGCAGGATCAACGGTTGAGATGTCGCCCGTAGCCACCATTATGATTCACAATCCGATGACCGTTTCCATCGGAGACACACATGAGATGGAGCGGACAATCACGTTCCTCTCTGAAATCAAGGAGAGTATCATCAACGCCTACGAACTCAAGACGGGACTTTCCCGTGCGAAGATTTCACGGCTGATGGATGCCGAGACGTGGATGAACGCAAAGAAAGCAGTGGAGCTTGGATTTGCAGATTCTGTTCTCTATGCGGACGTTCAGCGTCCTATGACGGATACGGCAGACGGACTGATCTTCTCCCGTGCCGCCGTCACGAACTCTCTGCTCTCGAAATTCGGGCAGGGAACGCAAAATACTAATGTCGATGCAGAGCCGTTTAAGAAGCGGCTCTTTTCTATTTCGCATTAACGGAGGAAAAAGAACATGGATAAGATCATGGCAATGCGCGAGAAGCGTGCGGAAATGTGGGAACAGGCAAAGCAGTTTCTGGATTCTCACGAAAAGGACGGTCGTCTTACGGCAGAGGATGCCAAAGCGTACGAGCAGATGGAGAATGAGGTGCTTGCGCTCGGGAAGGACATCGAGCGCATGGAGCGTCAGGCGATTCTCGACGCGCAGCTTGCAAAGCCCGTGACGGCGGCAATCACCAACATTCCGGGGGCTGCGCTCAATGCAGAAAGAACGGGACGTGCAAGCGAGGCATACCGTGCGGCAATGCTCAAGGCACTCCGTACGAACTTCCGGCAGGTGGAGAACGTCCTGCAGGAGGGTGTGGATGCAAACGGCGGTTATCTCGTTCCCACGGAATACGATCAGCGTCTCATTGACGTACTGAATGAAGAGAACGTCCTGCGTCCGCTTGCGACGGTTATCACCACGAGCGGGGAGCATAAGATCAACATTGCCGCCACAAAGCCCGCCGCATCGTGGGTTGAGGAGGGCGCACCTCTGACTTTCGGTGAGGCGACCTTCGACCAGATCGTCCTCGACGCGCACAAGCTCCACGTTGCGGTCAAGGTGACGGAGGAGCTGCTCTATGACAACGCCTTCAAGCTTGAAAACTATCTCATCGAACAGTTCGGCAAAGCACTCGGCAACGCCGAGGAGGACGCGTTCCTGAATGGCGACGGGACGCACAAGCCGAAGGGACTCCTTGCCTCCGCAAAGACATCCGTCACCACAGCGGCGGCAGACCTCAAAGCGGATGAACTTGTGACACTCGTCTACAGCCTCAAGCGTCCCTACCGCAAGAATGCGGCGTTCATCGTCAACGACCAGACGCTTGCAAGCATCCGCAAACTCAAGGATGCCAACGGAGCGTATTTCTGGCAGCCATCCTACCAGATGGGCGAACCGGACCGTCTGCTCGGCTATCCCGTGTACTCTTCGGCATATATGCCTGCTGTCGAGGCGGGCAAGACTGTCATCGCATTCGGAGACTACTCCTACTACAACATCGGCGACCGTGGGACACGTTCCCTGCAGGAACTCAAGGAGCTGTTTGCAGGCAACGGCATGGTCGGCTACGTCATGAAGGAGCGCGTGGACGGCAAACTCGTTCTTGAGGAAGCCGTGCAGACGCTCAAGATGAAGGGGTGATGTATGGAATCCCTGATAAATTCAGCAACAATTTGACGGAATTTCGTTTTTGCGGCAAAGAGGGGAGGTGGTTCTATGCTTGTGCCGCTTGCAGCAGTCAAGCAGTATCTTAGGATTGACGGCGATGAGGAAGATGATCTCCTCACACACTTTACGGAGACAGCAGAACAGATTTGTACTGCATTACTGCGCGTGAAGAAACTGTCCAAGGTCGAAGATCAGGCGATTGTGCGCGTTGCAATCCTCTATGCCGTATCCTATCTCTATGAACACAGAGAGGAAGCGGATCACAGAGGGCTTGCGCTGACACTGCGCTCTCTGCTCTTCGGTGTGCGGAAGGAGGTCTTTTAGGTGAGAGTGTCGATGAGTGAACTGCGTCATCGAATCTCCATCCTGCGCCCTGTGACAGATACGGATGATGAGGGGAATATCTGCTCCTCTTCTGTGCAGGAGATTTCAAAGGCCTGGGCACTCGTTCTGCCCTTTGCGGAAAAAATCTCCGATGGCTATGCGGAGAAGGTGCAGGAGGTGGATTACCGCATTGTGATCCGCTACCGCACGGATGTCCGAGTGACGGATCGTATCCATTGGGATGATAAAACGCTCATACCTATCGCGCCGCCGTATCCGCTTGGTGGAAAGAAACGGTGGCTTGTCATAGAATGCAGGGAGTTGGTGGAAGATGGCTAGATACCGAGGATTCGTCTCTGCCGAGAAGATATTGTCCGAGCTTGGCGCAGAGGCGACGGCTGCAGCAAAGGCAGCACTCGCACATGGCGCGGATGATGTGGTCGCGGAGGCAAAGAACCGCTGTCCCGTCTATACGGGAACAGATAAGCGCGTGGTCAAAGGTGCGCTGCGCGACTCCATCCATAAGCGACTGCGACGCAAGGATGGCTCTGTTTGGAGGATCGCAGCAGATGCGGAATCCAGTGACGGCGTATTCTACGGTACACTCGTTGAGTTCAGCCCACGCATCAACCGTCCGTTTCTCTATCCCGCGCTTGATGCCAAGAAGGACGGGATCCGTTCTGCTATCGTCGATGCCGTAAGGTCTGCCATTCGGAGGAGGGGGAAATGAGTACGGCACGGATGGTGTATCAGGCACTTGTGCGCTCGAAGGAGCTGACACAGCTTCTCGCACACGGGAAGAAGGGCATCTACCACGGACGCAGCCCCGATGCTGGGACATATCCGATCATCGTCTATTCGGTGATCTCCGATGTCCCAGCACTCTCGGCAGACGGCACGGAACTGGAGCGGCGCGTGACAGTGCGTATCCACATTCTGACAAAGGATGGACGCTTTCCGGAGATTCATAAAGCCGTGCAGAATGTGCTTCTGCCGCTCGGATTTGTCCGTGCGCAGACACAGGAGCTTGTTGAGAAAGATATTTTTGTGGAAATTACGGATTACAGAACAGCAATGGAGGGAGAATAATATGCCAAGTCCAACACCAACAGGAAAGCCCGCAGGGAATCTTACGAGCGGGCAATTCATCAACATCCAGAAACTTCATATCGCAAAAATGCTCACCGACGAGTCGGGCGGCACGGCGACCTACGAGAAGCCCATCCCACTTGGGAAGCTCTTACGCAAGGTGGACATCAAGCCGCAGACGAATCAGGCGGAGCTTTTTGCCGACGGGCAGTCCGTGGATACGGCATCCAATACCGCATCTTACGACCTTACCTTCGACACTGCCGCATTGCCGCTCGAATATACGGCTTACCTTCTGGGGCACAGTATCGAGAACGGCGTGATGAAGGCGGGCAAGGACGATGTCGCTCCGTACTTCGCCGTCCTCTTCCAGTCGGATAAGAGGAACGGGAAGAAACGCTTCACTAAATTCTACAAAGTCCAATTCACGGAACCCTCCGAGAGCGGCAACTCGAAGCAGGAGAGCATTCAGTTCGACACACCGACGCTGACGGCAAAGGCGATCTACCGTCTCTCGGACGGGCTGTCCTACGCCAAGGCAGACGAAGAGGCGGCAGGCTTTGCCGCTGAGACTGGGACGAAGTGGTACGAGCAGGTCTGAGGGAGGACACGATGGAAACGCCGAAACTGCATATTGCGGGCAGGGAGATAACGCCGAACCCTCCGAAGATGAAGGTCTGGCGTGAGTTCCTTGCCTTTTTTGATGCCGACAAACAGGACATGAATCTTGAGGCCTTTTTGGACGAGCACGTCCGACTGATTGTCCTTGGATTCGGACGGGAGGAAGTGACGAAGGAAGTCATCGACGAAAACGTGGACGTTGCGGACATCGTACCGTTGACGCGCTCCCTTTTTCGATGGATTCAGTCGTTGACGTTCTCCAAACTGGTGAACCTCCCAAACGAGGAGACGGGGAAAGAGGCGTAGTTCTTTCTCCGTACCAGAATCTACTGCGCTACTACGAGCGACTGCAGTCCGCCTACGGATGGACGATGCAGGAAATCGACAGGCACGAGATTGCGTTCCTGCTCGATCAGCTTGTGGTAACGGCACTGTGCGAACAGCAGCAATGTGAACGCTTTATTGACGACGTGATGTAGGGAGGGAGATGGAGTGGCAAAGCGCGGACAGAAGATCGACGAACTCTATCTCGACATCGGTCTCAACATCGCACAGCTGCAGTTGGATTTCGACACGGCGGGGAAAACTGTCTCGGATTCCATTGCGCGGCTCAACAGCAAGGCAAACAACATCCATCTGAAATTGGATGCTGATCTTGCCAAACTCGACGGTGTGGGGACGGAACTCGACAAGATCAGGGTACGCCATCAGGCGATCAATCGCGAACTGGATATTCAGCGGCAGAAAGAACAGATTCTTGCCGCTGTCCTCCAATCCGCAAAGAAGAATGACGGCGCGGATAGTGCGTCCTATCGGCGTGCTGAAAGTAACCTGTTACGTCAGCAACGGACAGTTGCGCAGACCGAAGCCGAGGTGCGAAAGCTGAATAACCGCCTAAAAGAAAGTGCCGTTCTCTCAGGCACGCTCGGCGGGCGTATCACTGCAGGGATGACGGCGGCACAGGCAGGTGTCAAGAATCTCACGAGCGGATTCAATGTGCTGTCTGCAAAGATGGCCGCAGTTATGGCAGTTGCAGCGACGGGTGCGGGGCTGTTCAATATCACGAAAGATGCGATGCTTGCGGGCGAGAATGTCTATAAGCTGACGCAGAGGCTTCACGTCTCTGCGGGTGAGGCGGCGACGCTCAATCGGGTGTTTCAGCTTGCGGATACGGATATCAAGAGCGTCATACCTCTGATCGCACGTCTCGACAAGCAGGTATCTGCAGCGGGCAATTCTGGCAATGACACGTCTCGCGCACTCTCACGCTTCGGCATCGTACTCAAGGATCAGCAGGGCAATCTCCTGCCGCTCAATGAGCAGCTGGCGCAGCTTGCCAAGGGATACAAGACGGCAAGCGAAGCAGGAATGGAGGAAGCATATACCGCCGAAGTCCTCGGTGTGCGTGGTGCGGCGCTTATCCCGATTCTCGAACAGTATGACGATTTAATGACGATTTCCTCTCGCGTCAAGACCACGGGACTGCTCGACCCCGAACAGGCGCATGAGACATACCTCAAATGGCGCGAAATGGAGATGGAAGCAGGGCAGCTGAAACTTGCTCTCGGTGCGGCACTCCTTCCTGCCGCCGAGGAGCTGATGCCGGAGATCAACGATGGGTTTGAATCTCTGGTTGAAACGATTCGGGACAACAAGGACGAAATCAAGGATGCCGTCCTCGGATGGGGCGAAGCACTCAAGACCGTCGCGGAGCTTGCAGGTTTTGTCGGGGAGCAAATTCATAAGGTCAATGAACACGCCGAGGCGAACAGCTGGCTTGTGAAAAATCACCCCGTGGCATCTCCGCTGATTGCTGTTCCGTTCCTCGGCGGCAGCGTTCTCGATGCTCTCTACGGGGACGAATACAAGCAATACCAAGAACAGCAGAAGATTGCCAAAGAGAAAGCAGCGGCAGAGGAGAGCGCCCGTGTCGAGGCGGAGCAGAATGCCAAGGCGCAGGAGCAGAATGCCAAAGCTGCGGCGATCCGTGCAGCTGCGGAAAAGGATGCCGCAAAGACGGTCAGCGAATCTGCAAAAGCGACCACACAGCTGACGGACAGTTTATATACACTGACGCATACGGACATCCAGAACAGCCTTCACAGTCTGGATCGCGAATCCTTCGATTTCTTCCAGAAAGGCGCAGATCCGCATCTGATCGACGAATACCGTCTGGCGAAGGAAGCGAAGATATATTCCGACTTTCAGCGCGACGTTGTGGATAAGGCGAATGCACTCTACAAAACTGACCTGCAGAACAAGTTGGACTCCATCGCCCGTGAAGCTGATGCATTTCGTCAGAAGGGCTTGGACGAGGTACAGACGCAGAACTGGCTCAGTGAGAGCAAGGCGCGGGTAATGGAGCAGTGGGAGCGGGATGTCGCTTCTAACATCAGTGCCATCTGGAAGACCGAACTCGAAAATCGCCTTGCGGAGATTGAGCGTGAGAAGGAAGCGTGGGTGCAGAAGGGATTGGACGAGGTCGAGGCGACGCGGTGGGCAGAGAAGCAGAAACTCGATGTCAAGCGCAACGCCGCCTTGGAAGTTCTCCGCTCCCAGAAAGAGGAACTGAAGGTATTCAAGGAGTCCGGGCAGGTCGGATTGATGCAGTACCTTCGCAAAAAGAACAAGTTTACGGCAGAGGACTTGGGGCTGACACCGGAGCTTCTCCAACAGTTTCAGTCCGGGCGTAAATGGGCGATGGAGAATCTCCTGCCGAATTTTGCCCCCGAGAAGCGTGAGGACAATTCACGCATTCGTGTCAATGGACAGGAATTCTCGTATGTGCAGATGATGGCAGGATTGGGGAAACAGGCGCAGAGCATTCAAACTGCGGGGCAGGGCGCAAATGCTTCGTCGGGAGCTGCTCAGTCCGCTCCCTCCATGACGGACAATCGCCAGATTCACATACAGGTGCAAATCGAGAACGCCGTTACGGAGGACAACGAGGGAATGCGTATGCTTGCCGATCATGTCGCCGACCGCATTCGCCCCGCCGTTGAAAATGCCCTTGGAGGTGATTCCAATTCATATTCACATTGGTGAGGTACGGACATTATCCGTTGAAAACTGGCAGACCGTTCCCGACGATCGTCAGCAAATCATCGAAATTGTCGGCGGCGCGGTCGTGCAGGATTTCGGACACATCACGGAGGGCGACCGTATTTCCTGTACGGTCACAATCACTGCCGCCGACTGGGAAAAGATCAAGAGCTACTGGGACAGCCGGGCAAGGGTGTCCGTGACCGATGAGGGCGGGAACATCCTGCCCTCTATGCGTGTCGTGGTGAAATCCTACGAGTATATGGCTCATTTTCCGAAGGTATATAAACTGTCTCTGGAATTTTGGAGGGTGTGATAATGGCAGAACTGCTGCATATCTATATGAACAATCCGACTGAGGGCGGCAAGGACGGGACGGAGGTGAGCTCAGGCACGGAACTTGCACCGATCTCCGTTTTGCTCGATGCGGGCAAGGGCGAAGAGAAAGCCGTCAAATGTGCAGTACGCTGCGAGAGCGGCTTCCATATCGACGGAACACTTACGGTCAAGTTCGTCGGTGATCATGCGGACAAGTGGAAAGCCGCGACGGATAACAAATACACTGCCGAAACGGCATTGGAGTCTGCCGAGTGGAAAGACAGTATCTCATTATCCAATATTGCCGATAAGAATACGATTTTCTGGGTCAAGGCTCTGAGTACGACAGATGAGCCGCCACAGCAGGATTCGAGTGTGGACATTCAGGCAGAGGGGCTGCTTGTGTCGGACTGAGGAGGTTCGTATGGCTTTCAAATACATCAATCCAGGCTATGCGGAGCTGCTCTCAGTTCGTGGCGGCACGACGGTAACAGGGGAGCAGTACAGCAAAACAGGCATATCCTTCTGGCAGCCGACCAGTGACAAAGGGCTGACGATTTCAGAATTCCCTGCAGAGCTTTACGGGAAACTGGATCTGTACTTCAAAGCACCGGAGAATGCAGACCGTGCCAAACTTACCCTTGCAATTGGTGGCTACATCATCGTTAGTGCGGAAACGTCCTGGAGCAGGTGGCGCATGAAGGGAGACAACAATAACGATACCATTGCCACTTCCGACAGCATTCGCGTAAATGCAGTCAATACCTTGTGGTTCCACGTCAAACCGGGGCAGAACAATGACGGTATCTTTCGGGCACTCCTGAACGAACGCGAGGTTTATAACAAGCAGGACTGCTCTTTTTGGTACGCCTACAGTTCCAGTGAAAAGACCATTACGGTTTACAGTAGAACCGAGGACATTCTCGTCTCGAACCTCATCCTCTCGGATGAGGAAATCAGCCCACGGGAGCAGGTTATCATGCTGCCCGTCCAAGCGACACAGACGGATATGACCGATTGCGGTGATGGAAGCTATGAGGCGACGGCTACGAATCAGGAGATTCTGCAATCTGTGGATACCGCATCACTTATTACGCAGTATGGCGCAGACTCGCGTGTGACGGGGATTTCCCTCATCGGGAATCCTGCCTACCGCACGGCAGAAGGGCTGTGTGCTTTGACGGCGATTGAAAAGAGCGGTGGGACGGTCACTGAATATGGAAGGCATATCGTCGAGCAGAATCTAACTTCCACCGTTATGGACACGCGCACTGTCTCCATGACGATTGCAGAACTCACGGGGCGGCAGTTCGGATGGAGAGCGGGAACATGAGCATCAAGCTGAAACCTGGCATTTGTATTGCGTGGCTGCCGATGGGACGTATTCACCTCAAACCAATCATATATGCCACGGTGATTCCCGTATTTCGTCAGCCCGTGCAGGTGCGCGGAGATACGTCGCGCTGTCTCAACACATCCATCGCCATGCGTGCAGATACCCTGCGCGATATTCGGATCGTCAAGAAAATCCGAGTGACAGGGGATGCGCTTCGGCGTATCGGTCATTGCAAAGCAGCGTTGGTATATACGAAACGGACTCTTATCAAACAGTCGCGTATTGTTGCAGATACGAAAATCGAGATTCCGCACACGCTTACCTACGCAGAGTTCAGAGAGCGCGGCATTCGTTCGTTCTCCGTGACGCTCGGCGAGCTTACGCTTTCCGACACAATCCAACTCGAAACCGTCCGGCCGCTTTCCATTGACGCGTGTGTTGAGGGGCGCGTGTTGGATTATGCCTTCCGTTTTCTCGTCGAGGAAACGAGTCAGCGCGGCATCGTGCAGTCCGTCAAGGGAACATACAGTAAGGACACGCTCCTCTACACGCCCATTCATATCTATGTGGAGCGGGCAAAGGTGTCGCGCTATGCGACCGAGATCGCGGCGGCACTCGGGCTTCGGCTTCATCGTTTGACCGATGATTTCATACCGTCGCAGAACTTCGAGGACAGCGGTATGACGTACCACGACTTCATCTCTGCACTGTTCGGATGGACGGCAAAACTGCCGCAGCGTCAGATCAACGTCTTTATTCGCGGAGATACGCTCCATATCATTCAGCGCGGCATGGAGGAATCTGTCATAGACATTACGAACTGGCCGCACGTACAGCCGACTATCGAGCGGAAACTTCTGCGTTCCGTCTGGCACAGCTCACACAACGATTCCACGGGGGCGCACAACGAGGAGGACACTGTACCCGTTCCCTTCACGGGTACGATTTCCTTCAAAGAGATCAGCCGCACTTACTCCAACGGCTTTCTCGTGCGCGAGACGAATGAGAACGGCTACAGCACCTATACCTACGATGGGGAATACCTCGCGGAGAAGCGCACGCACAACGTGGACGGCTCGACCAGCCGCACGGATTACGCATACGCCTCCACAGGTCGCGACGTTTACCTCTTCAAGGAATGGGAGCGTACAACAGAGGCGGTCAATGACGGAAAGAAACATACGGAATATGACTGGGAGGATTGGAGCCGTGAGAAGGGGACAGAGCGCATCACCTACCACGCGCCGCTCGGCTACGGATGGTATGCGACCACCGTCTATGTGGACGGTGTGCTTGAAGGAAGCTCGTTGTCGCAGGGAAAGCCCGGCGGCAAGGCAAGTCAGTTCACCGTCGAGCAGTCGAATCTCAGTCTTGGTGCAAGTTACGCCAGTGACGATACGCTTCCGTATTCCTCGCTCATCGATACCGAGTTTCCCGTTGTGGGTACGGACTATCTGCGTGCCTTGACACGAGAAATAGAGTGGCTCAACCGCAAAACGCAGGAAACAGTTACGGTGGAGATTCATGCACGGATTCAAAACGGCGTTCCCGACATTGACCACATCGTTGATTTCACCGAGCGCATCCGCTTCGAGGGGTACGAGTATTTCCTTCAGTCCAATACGGTGGAACTCACGCCGCGTCTTTTGCGGCAGACAATCAAGATGGTGAGGTGGTTTTGATGCACGGCGTTATGGGGCTCGCAGCGGCGATACGGGCAGGGATAAAGAACTCGAAGGTGGTTGAGTCACAGGCTCAGCGCGGAAGGATTCAGAATGGGCGTGTTCATATCGGTGAGCGGTCGTATCCCTTCCGTGCGGCAGTGGACTGCAACACCAGTGACGGAAGTCTTGTGTGGGTACAGATTTCAAAGGGCGGCACAGCCGTTATCGTGGGAGCGTGAACTTATGCACAGGGCTAGAGCAAAAGCAGTGAGCGGGAATCGGGTGCTTGCCGATGGCGTGTGGCTTACCTGCATAGGGAATCGTTCTGTTTATCCGGGTGAATGGATCTGGACGGATGGTCGCTGCGTCTACGGGCATGAAGCCGAGGGTGGCGGCAGCTACATTCCGACGAATGACCTTTCCGGCATACCGCTCCTCCAGATAAAGTGGAAGGATCAAAAAAACCAGATGCTCCATTCGTACTATGCGAAAGGAAAGATTCATCCGCTCGGTTTTTCCCAAGAGGATATATGGATGGTCAACAGCAGTCGCCACTTCGCGTATGTTACAGGCTATGGAATGCTTGATGCCGAAATGGACGAGCAAGGGAATCTCTATACCCTCGAAGCTGTGAATGTCCTCGTGTTCCCGCTCATCGGGGCAGATCAGCGTGACAGTATTCTCTCTGTCAAATGCAACGGAGAGATCATCGCCGCATACGATCTTGTGCAGATGTTTGGTGCTCCCGCCGTATCCGGTCCTACTGACCTCTATAGCTGTCAAACAGAAGGCGGGCGGGTGGATAAAACAGGAAAATTCAAAGTGATGATATGGCACTCCATATCAGAGCATGGGGAAAACGGAAGCCATGTCAGCACAGACCGTTATGTGTTCTTCGATGGCAGCAATCTTGAGCCTTGGATGGAGAAAACCAAAACAACGTCAAGAGACTCTGTTACAGGGGAATCCCATAATTCGGAAAGCAGATGGAGCGCACCGGATTACAGCATCCGCTATCCTCTCCATGATGGAATGTATATGCGCTTTCCTGCAAATCTGGATTATCTTATCTCCGGGAAAAGGTATATTTCAAAGATTTACAGCGCAAAGGACGAGCTGCTTATGGAACTGGAAACGAATCCGACTGCCCGTACAAGTCTCTGCCCTCTGGGACAGGGGAAATATCTTGTCAGCACGGGATCGCCCTTATATTTATGGAAAGACGGTCAGTTTACGGAACTAATGCGTGGATGCTATAACTACCGTCTGCGCAGGATGAATCATCTCGGGAAATGGAAAAAGGCAGGAGGTTTTCGATGATGGATCATATTCTTACCATACGTCTTTATGCGGCGGGCATTGGCATCGTGGTTGGTGAGTTCCTTGGCAGCTTCGACGATCTGCTCTATGCCCTTGTTGTGTTTGTGGCAACGGATTACATCACGGGTGTTCTCCGTGCGATTGTGGAGAAGAAGCTCTCGAGTACCATCGGCTTTAAGGGAATCTGCAAGAAAGTCTGCATCTTCACCCTTGTCGGCGTGGCGAATGTCCTCGATACGCACATCATCGGGAGCGGTTGCGTCCTGCGCTCTGCCGTGATCTTCTTCTACATCTCGAATGAGGGAATCTCCATCATCGAGAACGCAGCACGGATGGGGCTTCCCGTTCCGCAGAAATTGCAGGACATGATGCACAGCCTTAAAAATCAGTAGGATACACAACAACTTCAACGCCCGGCGGCTTACCGTCGGGCGTTTTATATTGGCGTAATTGTGTTTCATACAGAAATTTTGCCCATAAGGGTGACCAAAAGTGCCGTTTTTGTCCGCTGTTTCATGAAGGGAGATGTTGAGATGAGCAAGGAAGAAGGTCTTCGGGAAATGACGTATCAGATGGTGATGCGTGCTTCATGGAAAATGCTGCAGAGCGGGCTTTTGTCAGAGGACGAGTATCTTGCGTTTGAAGCGAAAATGCGCGAGAAATATCGTCCCGTCATCGGACTTCTATTTTCAGATATTGACTTGCTATCGTGCGGATAGTACGGGAATATGGGACTGGAAAGGAGGGAGCACCATGAAGATACGAAGAGTTCAACCAAGCCCTATATTGCAGAAAAAGCTGCGTGTGGCTGCCTATGCCCGCGTCTCTGTGGATACGCTTCACCACTCCCTTGCAGCGCAGGTCAGTTACTACAGCAGTCTCATCCAGAAAAATCCCGCATGGGAATACGCAGGCGTGTACGCAGATGAAGGCATCACAGGCACGAGTACCACTCATCGGACGGAGTTCAAGCGGCTGATCGCCGACTGCAACGCCGGAAAGATTGATCTGGTACTCGTCAAAAGTATCAGCCGTTTTGCCAGAGATACCGTGGATTGCCTTCATACCGTCCGACGGTTGAAAGAGAAGGGGATTGCCGTCCGCTTCGAGCGAGAGAACATTGATTCCACATCCGAGGACGGAGAGCTGCTCTTGACGCTGCTCGCATCCTTTGCCCAAGAAGAGAGCAGAAGCATCGGCGACAACATTCGGTGGGGCGTGCGGCGACGGTTCGCAGAGGGGATTCCGAACGGGCATAAAGCACCGTACGGCTACACTTGGGATGGAGAGATGTTCCGCATTATCCAAGCAGAGGGCGAGATTGTAAAGGAGATTTACCAAAGATACCTTGCCGGAGAATCCGCCTACGCCATCGCAAAGAGTCTCGCAGGGCGCGGAATCACAGGACGGCAGGGGAGACCCATTGAGCAGACCACGGTAAAGGACATCCTCTCCAACATCTCCTATACGGGCACGATGGCACTGCAGAAGAACTACATCAACGAGGGGCGTGTCCGCAAACGGAATAAAGGTGAACTTCCCATGTATCTTGTGGATGGCGTGTTCGAGCCTCTGGTGTCAAAGACAGACTTCGACAAGGCACAGGAGATGCGGAGGTTACGAGCCAAACGGGCTGTGAATCGGAATCCTGTTCTTCTTCCATTTTCCGGAATGGTGAAATGCGGATGTTGCGGAGGCGGCTTCAGCAGAAGAACCGCAGGGAAATACAGACGCTGGGCATGCAACACGAGAGAGCGGAAAGGCAGAGAATCCTGTGACAGCCGTCCAATCAAGGAAGAGGAGCTTGTGGCTGCGGTCAGAGCCGTCATGGAGAAGGACGATTTCGATGCTGCAGAACTCAGGCATAAGGTGTCCAAGATTGTCATTCACGGTGATCGAATCGACTTCCATCTCGTCAACGGTCGCATAAAAAAGACTGCCCGAATCTACACCGGGCAGCGCGGCAGCAATCCCTTCACCAGCAAAGTGTACTGCGCCTCCTGCGGCAGCAAGTGTGAGCGCGATACATGGACGAAGGGCACTAAGGTGTGGGCTTGCAGTCAGCCATGCACGAAATGCGGATTGAAACGGCTGCCCGAATCCGAACTCAAGGAAGCGGCAGAATCCTTGTTCGGTGACTGCTACGAGGGCAAGATCGTACAGAATGTCGAGCGGATTGTCATATCCGATGATGAAGTCATATTTCAACTCAAAGAAGGAGGCGCATACCGATGGCAAAGACAGTGAGGGTCATCCCTGCAAGCCCTAAAATCTTTCGTTCTGAGGTTACGGCAGAACCAAGGCGGCGCAGAACGGCAGGATATGCTAGAGTTTCGACCGATCATGAAGAACAGGCTTCCAGTTACGAAATGCAGATGGCGCATTACAAGAACTACATCGAGAGTCGTGCAGACTGGGATTTCGTCGGCATGTATTCGGATGAGGGAATAAGTGGAACCAACACTAAGAAGCGTGACGGCTTCAACCAGATGATCGAGGATGCCCTTGCCGGCAAGATTGACCTTATCATCACAAAATCCGTCAGCCGCTTTGCAAGAAACACTGTGGATTCACTGCAGAACGTCCGCAAACTCAAGGAAAACGGTGTAGAGATTTACTTCGAGAAAGAGAACATCTGGACATTCGATACAAAAGGCGAGCTTTTAATAACAATTATGTCCAGCCTAGCGCAGGAGGAGAGCCGCAGTATTTCGGAAAATACCACATGGGGCAAACGGAAGCAGTTCGCCGAGGGCAAGACCAGTGTGGGCTACAGTGTATTTCTCGGCTATGACAAGGATTTCCAAATCAACGAAGAACAGGCAAAAATCGTGAGACTCATCTACAAACTCTTCCTTGGCGGGCGATCCTTTTATGCTATCACCAAGGAACTGGAGAAGCGCGGTATCAAATCTCCGTCGGGAAAGGACAAGTGGTACATCTCCACAGTGCGATCCATCCTTACAAATGAGAAGTACCGTGGCGATGCACTGATCCAGAAAGAGTATACGGCGGACTTCCTCGATAAGACGCGACGGAAAAACACGGGCGAGATTCCGCAGTATTATGTGGAGGAGCATCACGAGGCGATTATCCCGCCGGACTTATTCGACTTTGTGCAAGCGGAGATAAAACGCAGAGAACAGAACGGCAAGCACAGCGGTGTGAGCATCTTCGCGAACAAAATCAAATGCGGATGCTGTGGAGGTTGGTACGGAGCGAAGGTCTGGCATTCGACGGACAAGTACCGCAGAGTCATCTACCGCTGCAACAAGAAATATGCCCACAAGGGCAAACCGTGTAGCACGAAGCATCTGACAGAGGAGGAGATCAAACAGACTTTCGTCAAGGCACTGAACTCCTTGGTGGAAGTCAAAGAGAACGTGATTGCAGAACTCCGAACTCTGATAGACAGCATTTGTCAGACGGAGGAGGTGCCGGAGGAGCGGGATAAAGTAGAGCAGGAACTCGGTGTTTTGGCAGAACGTCTTGAAACACTGATTCGTGAGAATGCGCGGGTGGCACAGAATCAGAACGCATATCTGAAACAGGAAAATGAGATTCGCGCACGCTATCTGGACAAGCAGGGGCATTTGGAGAAGTTGGACGAGCAAATTGCCGAGAGGGAGGGCAAGAGAAAGACCTTGGAGGGCATGATTCAAGTGGTATGTGGTATCAACGGGGAACAAGTCGAGTTTGACGAGGAGCTATGGAGTGGGCTGCTCGAGCACATTGTGGTTAAGGAGGGCGGAGCGGCAGTCGTTGTTTTCAAGGGTGGGATTGAAATTGGTGTTTATGGATGA